TCTAATCATTCTTCTATTAATTACAGGAACCAATATGACCAGCAAAACTATTTATGCCTCAGAAAAAGCACTTCCTTATGTTTACCGATTAGATAATCCTATTACAGGCGAGTTCTATATCGGATACAGAGAAGCAAACAAAACTCCATCCCATATTGATCTACCAAAATATAGAACATCTTCTAAAATTATTGAACCAAAATTTGAAGAATTTAATACTACTATTATTGCCGAATTTTTTCTTGGTGATGATGCATATGATCACGAACAACTATCTATTTTTGAAGAATGGAACAATCCACTATTACTTAACGAAAATTGTCGATATGGTTCTATTGGAAGATTTAAAACTCCAAAAATTAGAACCGATATTCATAATATAAGGATATCGAAGGCTAAAAGAGGATTTGCTATAATGAAAGATTTTGGGGGAATTCTAATTAAAGTTTCTGTCGATGATCCTAGAATTACATCAGGCGAATTGGTTGGACATACTAAAGGTAAGGTAACTATGAGAGATGTTACTACTGGCGTCTGTTTACAGGTTTTCTTAGATGATCCTAGAATTGCATCAGGCGAATTGGTAGGTGCAAATAAGGGTAAAGGACACCCTCATAAATCTAAAAGGACTAAAGAACACACTGAAAAATTAAAGAAAGCTAGAATAGGTATCCCTTTACAGAAATCCACTTGCCCCCATTGTAATTTTACTGGTGGTGGAGGCAATATGAAAAGGTATCATTTTGATAATTGTAAAAAAATTATTGACGAAGAGCGGATTCCATAGGTAAATATTTACCAGTTAAGGATAATTTAATTTTTCTTTTTTTCCATTCTTGTTGTAATATATCAGGTACATCACATCTAGTTGAGTCTAAAATTTTCAAATAAGTATCTACCCATTGATCATATTTAATCTTGGGTAGTTTTTTTACTACATCAAATAGCTTATAGAAATTATTTCTATCTTCTACTGTGATCTTAACTTTTAATGCTTTAGACAAAACTTCCAATGCTTTATTTGGATCTGTTGCAATAACATTTCCTGTGATTTTATCTTTGACACCAGTAGTATGATTAAAGGACATATCTGCCACTTGAAATAATGCTAATAATCCCTGCGTGGCGTGGAGACCTTTTACATTAGACTCAATAGGATAGATATCTGAATGATATGAAAATGTTAACCAATCCATCGACCCTATAAGCCAGTCGATCTGTACTCCAATACCTACTTCATATCCTTTATCATTAATCTGTGGAAACAACCCAAAGATGTTACCGTTTGTAACTTTAATAGGATCGCAATATAATGAAGGAGCATGACTATTAATATACAGTGTCAGTTGTTTAAGAAATGCTTTCATCAGTAACATTTCAGGAGAGGCAGTCTTTGCTCTCTTTTCTAACTTGGCAAACTCTACATGAACTGCTTTTGGGTCAATGTTCCACTGCTCCATTGACTTATCAGACATTGTGTGGTCAAGTAAACTCTTTGAGTCAATACCTAAATCAATATCACCACTCATTGGTTTTTTACCAACTGAACCTAGTGGTTTGAAATGATCAAGATTGAAGATCATTGCTTTCTTAGGAAAGATATGTTTCAGTTCTTTAAAGTATGCTTCTAATGTTGGAGCAATGTGTTCTAATTTGATAGAAGCAGTCTTGCCCGCAAATACGTTTCCACCTTCCGCGATATATTCTACAAATGATTTCATTTACTATCCTTATTTTGGTACAATCTGAGGGCACATTTCACGTGGCTGTGATGTTGAAGGGTAATACAAATACCCACAATTTTTTATATAATTAGCAGGAATTTGATATCCACTTGTTGTATAGTGATATTTATGATTAGTTAAAAACAACACACTTTTAAATCCTGCATAATCTCTATAAGCATCGTACATTGCATTTATCCAAACCTTAGTAAAATCCTTAGTACCTGCAGCCTTAATCACTTCTTGATTATCTTTACCAAACCAAGCCTTACAAGCAGCTTTCATGAACTTCTCTTTAGGAAAATCAGGCGGTAATGGAGCAGACAACATAGTAGGTCTAATACCCTTTCCTTTAAGTGTGTATCCTTCTAAAGAATTCGTCATTCCCTGTTGATCTAAAGTTTTTACTGCAGTCAGTCTACCTCCAGTTCCACCTTTAACTTCTACCTTTCCTACACCTGCAACAATAATATCTCCACCTCTACCATACTCATCTACAGATGCACCCTGAGCATATGTTATGTTAGGCGATAATATTGCTAGAGCCGCTTCACCAGGGCCAGCATCATTCTTGCCTTTAACTTCGTCTATAAGTTTATCAAACAACTTCTTTGCAAATGGATTAGAAACTACAGTTGATATATCTGCTGAAGCAGTCATTCCAGATGGAGGACACAACTTTTTAATATCAACAAAATCATAGTTAGATTTTTTCAAATCATCTAAAAATAATTTAACTTCATCCACATCGCCTAGAGAGGGGATTGTTTTAACTAGATATTGGATATTATCTATTGCATCAGAGTCATTTCTGCTGTTAATATAAGATTCTATTCTATTAGATAAAGGTTGACTTAGCAATACCTTATATAATTCAACAAACATGGGGTCATTATCATCTCGCTTGCCTAATGCTTTAATTACCTTTTGTTTTAATTGTGTATCTTCGTGCATAAACTCTTTGAATGATATCATATTAATCCTTAAATCTCGTAGATTGCTTTTGAGTAGTATTTATACCATTTAGGTTTTAAGCTAATTCTTTCACGTATCCTGTTTCGGATAATGACTAACGCATTAGGTGTGGGCGTATAGTTTGTAAAAAATTCAGATGGTATGCCTTCGCAATATTCAGAAAAAGCATTCCACTCTAATTCTTTGCGATATCCTCTTTGACGAAGTTCTTCACTTAACGAGTCATATCTTTCGGACAGATATTGCATCTTATCGTAAAAGAACAGAACATGACCTTTGTTAAGAGTAAACTCTTTAGGAATAGACTTTGAAATTTGCTGTCTTGTTTTGGTTCTCAAAGATCGCTTCAAAGCAGCAGGAACCATTTTTATTTCTCGCCATTCAGCAAATAAGTGTTGATCTGCCAGCTCTGAGGGATCTACTAGGTTTATTCTTGTCATAATATATTATCCGATTTCAAAATCATATTATAGTATAATATGAATATAGTATCAACAAAAAACCCGCCGAAGCGGGTTTAGTTTTAGTGCTAACTATTGATACTTTGTATCGTGTTCTTTGTGATTTCCATACGATCCATTATATAACGATAGCGTTTCAGCGTTCCACATAACATATTGGCCAACTCGTGTTCCTTTTTTAATGAGAGCAGAGCCAATGTTGACATGCATAACGCCCGCCATCACTCCACCCACTGCTTCACCAGTATTAACATCTATCCCATATCCACTATCATATAGTCCAGACGTCAGAAACACTCCATTACGATTCAACGTTGATCTTGTAATTACAAAACCAGATTCACCATCTGCCACAGAAATTACATTTTCCATTACTACTTCATAAGATCCAGGCTCAAGCTCAAACCAACCATCTGCGTTAGGTTCAACCGACACTGTTCCTCTGTGGACTTTTGTGGCATTATCTATTTCAAACAAGCTGTCTTTAATTCTAAATACCTTATCGAGTCTTAAATCGACAGCGTTAGATTGGACGTCTTCTTCTCTTACTCCGCTCAGAGTTGAGCGGCTTGATGGACTCATTATATGTTTCACATTTTCTCCTTAACTTTATTGATTTCTATTGGTTCTTCTTGTGGTTTTGCGTATATCCTCACATATTATCTATAATAGACATATTATACCGTATATTAACTAATTTATCATCATATTCAATATCAAAATCTACTTCTGATTCAAACTTACCCTTACGAAGACCTGTTGGAGATTGATCATATCTTATTCCATTGATTCCATGCCAAATAGCACTAGAAGAATCCCACGAAAATATATGATCATGATACTGACTCAACAATTCAATCTCGTTTGGACCATCAGTCATACCTAGACAATGAAACCTTTTGATTGTATTGTTGCCTATCAATCCACGTTGATCTAGTAACTTAAACATTTTAAATCTAGCTAGATATCTTTGCAAACGATAAGATTCATCTCTTGCTCCTGAGTCATATGTCTGTTCATTGATACCTAAACCAATTGGACATGCCAATATAGATACACCAATCACATCAACATCACTATTCTCAATACCCCACTGAAAAGAATCTAATAAGTCATCAGTCTTACCAAACTCTGATTGAGGACAGAAGAATGTTTGAAATCCAGCATCTTTGATTCTAGGTGCTAATTGGATAGCTGATTCAATAGTTTTAGATGATGCTTCTTTTGGATAATCAGACATCACAATAGAGTCTCCATTAACCAACCTAGCCATCTCAATTAACTTATTAGAGTCATACATCGGTTGACCACGTTTAAACATCTCAAACGCTGAATTGTCTACGTGATAAAACACACTAGGATTTTCCTCCTTCAGCTTAACATAAAACTCTCTATAGTCCTTATTTTCCTCAATTAGATGAGCAAGAAGTAGATGTATAGGATATGTCTTGACTAATGGTAGATAGGATACAGGTGCGATGTGTGCAAAATTTATACTCATTTATTAAACTCCTTTATAACCTTTAGTACAACCATTCTCATTATCTTCACTCACATCAATAGTAAATGATCTATCTGAGTATTTTGTGTGTATGCTATCAGCAAGGTCATCAGCTATCATTTCACAACTCTTAAAGTCTAATTGTAATGTGCCATCAGAATACAAGCTTTCTAACCATCTCTTGAATTGAATAAATTCGATATCTCTATCGTTATGTTTTACTTCAATCCAAACCTTAAACCAAAAAATATGACGATGTGGATAACCTAAGAAACTAACATCCTCTAATCCAGAATCAGTCAATGCTGCAGGATACTTATGAATACCCTCTTTTTTAAACGTCACCCAAATTGAATTATAACCCACTTCAAACATTCACTTCCCCTTTTCGTCTAGTTATACATGATATATTATGATTTGTTGTTATCTTATATAATCCCACATTCCATAGGTCATTGTCAACAAGAAATTTCTTCATCTCTTGTCTTCCATACCAAACCATCCATCCTGTTTTAGGATTACAATGCCATATCCTATCACTAGTTTTCTTAGGATTAAACAACCAACCTTTATTATCTGTATCTACAAAAAAGCTACCATAATCATCAATATTAGCTTTGACGTCAGCAGTATACGACTTAAACCAGGATGGTGATTTGAATCTAATGTCTACACCAGATACTTGGTTATCATAATCACTTTCAAATAACTCTACTTCCCACTTCCAACCTTTCATTATACTCACAACAAAGAGCTCACCCTGGTGCCCTTTAGCACCAGAATGACCAAAAGCCTCTTCTGCAGTAGTTGTCCAATGATTCACTAATCTGCTCATAATATAGATTCCTTATTATTGACTAAGCATCATGAACTCAGCTCGACAGGCAGCATCTTTTTTAAAAATGCCTCCTAGTTTTGTTGTGATAGTTCTTGAACCTACATCTTCAACGCCTCGAGATTTTACACAAAAATGTTGAGCATCAATTCTAACAGCAATGTTGTCAGTTTTAAGAATATATTGCAAAGCGTGATATACTTGTTCAGTTAATCTTTCTTGAATCTGAGGACGTTTAGAGAAATATTCAACAATTCTATTGATTTTAGATAAACCTAACACAGTATCACCAGGAATATACGCAACGGTAGCAAATCCATCAATCACTACTAGATGATGTTCACAGTTAGATTGGACGTTGATAGTTTTCTCAACAACCATTTCATCATATTGCATTTTGTTTTGTACGGTAGTACATTTTGGAAATGCTTCATAATCAAGCCCCCAAAACACCTCATTAACATACATTTTGGCGACACGTTTAGGAGTGTCCATCAAACTATCATCAGATAGATCTAACCCTAAAGTTTCCATGATATTCTTGAAGTTACTTTCTATAATATCGATTTTGTCTGTACGACTTAATAGACTAGGTACTTGAGGTGTCTCTACTCCAGAAGCAACTAGATGCTCATGTATTTCTAATCCTAACTTTGGATCACATTTTGTTTTATTGTAACTCATTTTTACCTTCCTTAATCGGTTATTGAATTGAATTTATTTCTATTTAACCTTCGTATATAGCAGAATTAAATTTCATCCGGTACATAAAACGCAGAATTATTTTCATGTTCCCAAATCTCTACTTTTGCTATCCAAATTCTATTATCGGTTTTTTCTAAAACTGTATTAATTAAAGAATCATATACCCATTTACATGAACCCTCTATCCCAGGACCCCAATCATTGATAGAAGGTATAATAGTTAAATATAGTAATCCATCTAATTCTGCTTGTTTTAATTTATCCAATTTAGGATCATTTTCAGACACTAATGTCTTATGATCCCAATTATCATCTAGCCATTGTTTTATAAATTTTGCATCCCCAAAATCATAGATCCATTGATGTTGATCTAATTCACCAGCAAAGGTAAATTGAATATACCGGCTGTAACCATGACATACTGAACATTTTACCGAATCTCTATTTGAATTTGTTGCAGCCATCCAGTTTCTATGTGATGTAGAAATTGGACCTATCTTTTTAGTCGAAAAAAACATTTTGTATCTCCTGTATCATATTATTAAAAATTTGTGTAGTTTCGATATCACTCATATCAGATCTAATTATAAACAATTTATAACCACTTGTCAATGCTAAATTATTTCTTCTTTGATCTATTAAATATTTCTCTGTATATGTTTTGTTTATGATCTGCATATTTGTGTTTGGGTGATTAACAAATTGCTCATATGATGGATGCCAGAAAGCACCATCATATTCAAATATTATTTTTAGATTTGAGTGAACTATAGCAAAATCATAACTATGACAAATATTATCTACTATAAGTTTAAGTTCGTTCTTTCCATCCATTCCATATAAACAGTATTGAAGATACTGTTGTGGTATAAACGGTAAGATTCTTTTAATCCATTGTATGCATTCTTTTGATGACGAGCATGGTATAGTAGGAAATAAGGATCTTTTATACATTGCATATCTTTCTTCCCAATCTTCTGGATATTTTGTTTTAAAAACATCTATCGTTTTACAAGAACCATATCTTTCTATTTTTGTCGCTTTTGATTTGGCGTTTTTGATATTATTTTGGTGTTGTAGTTCTTCTGTCGATAGTTTCATTCTATTAGTTTTTTTGGTATTTGCAGATTTTTTATATTTTTCATTTACTTTAATAGAACCCTCTTCTTCTCCATATTTTTCTTTGATTTGCTTAACTGTATTTTTCTTTGAAATAGTTTCAGTATAACGAATGAAGCCGTCTTCTTTACCATATAATCTTTCAAAATTATCTAAGGTATGTGCAGATTTTCCTGCATGATTTAGAAATCTCTCTTCTCCATCATGAGGATATTTCCACATAAACCATTCTTTAGTCAACCGTTGATAGGGTGCTGATTCGTATGTTTTTTTCTTTTTTAGTTCGCGAAGCCAAATTTGTTCACCCTTTATGTTACCGTGTTTTTCTGTGTAATGATCTTTTGATTTAACTGAATAGGTAACCATGTATATCTCCTAAAAATAGTATTTATACACGGTTACTCTTTAGGCAATATTACCTATTCTTCTCATCAGACCATATGTAAGTATGGTTTCTTGTTGCTATTTTAAATCCTAGTTGCTGGTACTTCTCAACAATAGGGGCTATTTGTAACTGATCTTCTCTGGTTGTACCTAAAGGCATCACCCAATATTCATAATCTATAATACTATTATACTTTAGTTTCTCTACAAAGTAAAGAAGTTCTGTTTCACACTCTTCAGAAGCATCTGCTACAAACTTCAGTTGACCAGAAAATGAATTTAATATGCTTGTGATATTATCAATATTAACTGCGTTCTTTTCTCCACTAACAGATTCTAACTTTGGACTGATAGAGAAGAATGGTCTAATGCTGTAAGGGTTATCGTCTAACCAATTAACGAACTCTTTTGTTAAAACTTGAGTTCCATTAGTTTCTATAGTGAAATTTACATATGAATTATCTAATGAGAACATAGTCACCACTTCTTGTATCATCTTATGATACTTTTTAAGAAGAGGTTCGCCTCCTGTAAAAACTAGATGAATATCATTACCAGTCAATGGATGAACTAACGATCCAACTGGATTGTATTTATCTGTTATTAAAGATTTCAGTTTTGTATACACTTCCTCAGAGGTATATGTGTCGTGGGAATTTTTATACTCACCATTCCACGAATACTCTGTATCACAAGGAAATCCTGGACACTTTAGATTGCATCCAAATGTTCTTACCCAAAGACTGGGAGTGCCTGCATAATGACCTTCACCCTGCATACTAAAAAATAGTTCTGATAATCTATATTGCATAATTCACCTTCGTTTTTATTATATAAACTATTATAACACACATATACTCATTAGTCAACAAATGATTCCCAAGGATATATGATCCAAACTGGGTTTATTCGTTTATCTATTTTCCAATAGTAAAAATCTGAAGCAATCCTACTTGCTTTGTTATAAGTAAGAGTTGCAACTCTTACTTCAGATGTTGATATGTGCCAGTTATGCAGTATCCAGTGTAGAGTCTCCCCCGTATCATTTATCTCATCAACAATAAGGATATTCTTACCATACTTAGTATGGATATCATCCATATCTAAAGTTTCTTGTATAGCACCATCACGAAGTTGAACAGTAACGATCTTACAAGGTACGTTAGATAGCTTACTAAACAAAGTAGCAGGTATTGAACCTCCATTAGCGATACCTATAATAACATCAGGAACCCAGTTTGTTTGTTGTATCTGTCCATATATGTCTTTTATTGACGTTTCTATATCTTCCCAATCATAATACGTTTTCAAAACTTAAACCCCGATGTGTCTTTCTTTTCTTTAGGTGTATAAGATGGAGTTGGTGCAGCTAATCCAGCTTGAGCTGAGTTCTCAACATCAAATATTCTCATCTTGTTTCTATCAATACCAACTACAAATTTCTTATAATAACTTGGATCGTTGTAACGATTCTTCAACTGCTTAATCATTATCTGCCCTAACTCCTCAAGTTCTTCTGTTGATATCAAAGCCAACATCAAATCACAAGTTTGAGGTAAACCTATAGAGTTTTTAGTCAGAATATCGTTACAATAAAATAGATTATCGCCAGTAACTGTAATATCAATAGTTTGTAATATTCCAACGTCTTCTATAGAAATAATCTCATCATTATAATCAATAAGTTTATCCGACAGTTCCGATTTTAACTGCCGCTCATCCTCTATTGTAAATAATAAATCTGTTAGCTCAAATAAAGTCATATCATTAGTTTGGTGGATGTATTCTTTTTCTTTTAGATATATCGCTTTTTTAAAACACTTTTCATATAAAGCTGGATTTTGTTCATAGTTTGGTTGATTCATATTGAGTCCATAATTTAGTAATAAGTTCTTTATATTCTTGCAATTTTGTTTTTTTATCGTCATCTGACCATATAATATTATACATCATACCTCTATCTTCTGCTATAGATTGCTTATATTCGTCCGATAGTAAAGAAGATTGGTAATCATTAAATGGATTTTTCCAATCTTCTATTTTTCTAGCATGCCATAAAATTCCATGATACTCTATTATAACACCTATCTTCTGAATAGTAAAATCATAAAAAAAACCCTGATTAGTTAATTTAGAATTATCCCTTATAAAAAATTCCTTAGATCCAGTTACACCAAAATATATACTGTCTCTAGGGATACCTAATTTCCTACAGAACTTATACAATGGAATAAAAAACCTTATAGATTCCTTAGAGACATAACCCCCAGTTCTTCTACTATCCATACCTGCAAGTAAAGATTCCGTTCTAGTTTTATTACAAGAAATATATTTTTTTAGTCCTTTTTCTTCACCATGTCTCAATATAAACCCATCGAGTGATTGTGACATATTCGCTAAATATGGTATCCTAAGAATCTCAGCTTCTTCGAGGGTATACCCATTTTTAATCCAATAGTCTATAGAAAATTTTAACTTCTCAGAGTGGTTATCATAACTCAATTTAGTTCGTTTTTTGGCATTTTTAGATTGTATATCGAATACTTTAGAAATAGCGTCGGGTTCCGACATACCTTTGGATATCCAATAGTCCTTTGCGAACCCATTGTATCTATTTTCCTA